CAGCCGCTTCCGCCATGGGCCTGACAGTGGAGCAGAGTGCAGGAGCGCTTGAAGTACTGTCCAAAGCCAACCTGAAAGGCAGCGAAGCCGGAACCGCCTTGAGAAACATCATCCTGAAATTGAATACGGAATTGGGGGTTGACCTGAGCAAAACATCCCTTTCTTCCGCCCTAGATGCCCTTAAACCGAAGTTGACGGATGCCGCTTATTTGAGTAAACTTTTCGGTATGGAGAATATTGCCGCCGCCCAGTATCTGATTCAGAATGCAACAGCTGTTGATGAAATGACTCATAAACTGACCGGAACCAACGTTGCGCAGGAACAGGCGGCTATACGGACGGAAACCAATGCGCACAAGCTGGAAGTGATGCGCGCGAAGGTAGACGACCTGAAAATCAGTATCTCCAATACGCTGGGAGGATTCTCTGCCTACGCGGCTGTATTAAGTGAAAACTCCCTGTTGCTCATGTCAATGTTCGTTAGTGCTAGGGAAGTCATTGGAGCGCTGAACAAAGTCGGAATAGCCGGTAAAGTTGCCACTGTAGTCCAATTATCTTATAACGGGGCTGTGAACCTGGGCAAGCGCGCCCTCTATGTATACCAGATGCAGGTGCTTGCTGCCCGTGCGGCAATAGTCTCCACCACAGGTGCCACAAAGTTGATGAATATAGCAATCGCAGCCAGTCCGTATGTGCTTGCCGCTGTCGCTGCCGTTGCTTTGGGCGCTGCCATTTATAAAATAGCCACACGCAGCAGTGAAGCGGAGAAGGCTCAGAACAAGTTAAATGAGGCAATGTCTGGCATGCAGAAAGAAGTCACGACGGAACGTCTGAAACTGGATGCGCTATTCGCTCCGTTGTTGAATGCGAAGGAGGGAACGGATGAATGGAAACGTGCCCGTGATCGGATACAGGAAACCTATGGCGATTACTTGCAACGATTGGGCATTGAAGAGATTAAGGTAGATAATGCGCGCAAGGCGTATGATTTGCTGTCTGAAGCGATCATCAATACAGCACGAGCTCGTGCCGGGGAAAAAGCATTAACTTCTGCGGGGGACTCATTAGCCGGTAAAGAAAGCGAGATGCTGACTAAAATGCGTAGCGTGCTCACTCAAAAGTTTGGTGAGGAAACCGGTGCACGAGTATTTGATGGCATAGCTAACAGCATTCGTAAAGGCGAGAAGGAAATACCTGAACGGTGGGCGAAATTTATTAAGAAACTGGATGTAATAGAAGTGTATGGACAAGCGGGGGAAGTTAATACAACTAATCCGGTCATGACGTATGTTAATGGAATCAAACAGGCAAGGGCTGACTATGAGAAAGAATATAACCGCATTGTTTCTGTATTCGGCAAAACTATTCCTGAACCTAAAGTTTCTCTGAAAACGGTGAAGGGAGAAGGGGATAAGAAAAATGACAACCTAAAGCAAGAGTCTCTTACTCTGTCTGATATCAAGAAGAAAATAGAAGAGCTCCAAGCCGCGCAACAAACGGCATCGGACGAGGAGGGCCGTAACATACAGGTTCAGATCAATCAGCTAGAGACCCTTAAAAAGGCTAAAGAAAAAGCGATGGGTATCGGAGGCGACCCGGCTTTTATAAGTGGCAGTATTGATGTCATGAAAACTGAACTGTCTAAATATGAAAAAGAACTGTCCGCTAATCCTGTCGGACAAGCCTCCATAGAGTTACAGGTTAAGATTGACAGGTTGAAGAGTCAAATCGAAGGCGTAAAAATATGGATTGAGAAGGAGGCTTTTAAGAGTACTTATGGTGAGATTAATGTAGGTGTGGTTCCTGCTTCCGATGCCGGACGTACGCTTGGAAAAATGGCGGAAGATTTTCAGAATGAAGAGAATAACAAACATCCCAAGCAGCAGCCGGACATACTAACACATGACTACATCAAGAAAATGAAACTCCCTGAATTTGATATGCCGAAGTTGGAACCTAAGAAGTCCGGTTTTGAACAATGGAACGAAGCTGTTGACAAAGCATATCAGAAGAATCAGGATATGGTTGAAAGTATGGGAGCGGTGGGCAGTGCAATGGGCAGTATAGGTCAAGCTGTCGGAGGAGCTGCGGGAGAATGGCTGAACTGGGCAGGAAATGTTGTCCAGTCCATAGGGGCTGTTATTCCACAGATGCTGGCATTAATAGGTGTACAACGACAGGAAGTGACAGCCAATACCGCACAAGCCGGTTCCGGTGCTGCAGCAGCTACATCAAGTATCCCTATTGTCGGTCCTATTCTGGCGGTGGCTGCTGTGGCGAGTGTGTTGGCTGCTTTGGCGAGTTTACCCAAATTTGCAAACGGTGGACTGGCATACGGTCCCACAATGGGGATTTTCGGTGAATATTCCGGTGCTCGGAACAATCCGGAAGTAGTTGCACCACTCAACAAACTCCGCCAATTGATTCAACCTTCCGGTGGTATGGGTGGAATTGTAGAATTCAAGATAGATGGCAGAATGCTTCGTGGTGTTTTAAATAAGGTAGACCGATATAATCAACGTACAAGATAAGACAATGGAAAAGCAATTAAGATATCAGGGGGAGTTCTTCAGTGTGGCAGGTGTACTGTGGCGTGTTGAGATATGGCAGGATGCGGATGTTCCTTATCCGGCTGTTGCGGAACTTCGTTTTCCGGCAGAAACCCCGTTGGTATTCGAATGGGCGGAAACTGATAAACTGGAGCCGGTGCAGGGCAGTGCCGCAACCTTGGAAATAGTCAGCAAGGTAAACCGGCAATATAAAGACCTGTATACTGTTGAAGCAGGAAGTATCCGCATGGATGCATATCGGGATGATGTGTTGTACTGGAGCGGTACGTTGGATACAGAAGCTTATGAAGAACCGTTCTCTTATGAAAATGAATATGAGGTGAAGCTGACGTTCAGTGACTTTTCCTTGCTTGACCGGATGAATTTCTCTTTGAGGGGGACACGTTCGATAAGTGTCTTGATTGATAACTTTATTGCTGAGACTAAAATAAATAACCGGGGGATTGAAAGATACATATCAACTACTTGTAGCTCGGTTTCCGGTGAAATGTTGGATAATGTAGGAATCAGTTGTGAGAACTTTTATGATGAGGAGGGAGTGCCGTTGACGATGCGCGAAGTGCTTGACGAAATTCTTCGTCCGTTTGCTCTACGTCTGATCCAGCGTGAAGGAAAACTGTTTATCTATGATTTGAATGCCGTACAAGCAGAATTTAAACCCGAACAAATTCGCTGGGAAAGTGATGACGCAGTATTGGGAGTCGACAAGACATATAAGAATGTGACTCTTACTTTCAGTCCTTATCCTCAAAAGAAACTTTATTCTACTACATTGACAGAAAAAATGCTTGATGAAGGAGCGGAACGGTACTATGTAGCCAAGGATCTAAGCAAAAGTCCGTTTGTGGATAATAATATCGGCTTTATGATTGACCTTAAAAAAACAACCGGGGTAAGTGAAGAACTGGAGATAAGACCTGACAAGGCTTTACTTTTCAGGATTATTCCTGTCTTTTCCGGGAGTGAGGCCTTCGGAATAGCATCGCGCATCAGGGATGTATATAAGATGCCGCTTTTTGGAACTGAAACTCCCATAGATACCTCTGGAAGTGATTATGGAGCACCGTGGCTTTTTAAAGTACGGCGTACTTTGTCATTACCGGAAACACGTGTTGTTTTTAATTATTCTTCTCCAGGTGTAATTCTGGATGGAAAATCTTGTTTGACTGATATAATGCTGCGATTAAAAGTCGAAGCGATGATTGATGGCAGATATAACCCTTTTGAAGAAGCGACGGCATTAAACGGAAAAAGTGCCTATGAGAAAATGCAGGATATCAAGGAATATAATATATCATATATCTTGCGGATTATTGATACGGACGGAAATATAAAGATGCATTATGAAAATAGGGTATATGACAAAGAATCAGAGGAGGAAGGATTTTTCCGGCATTATAAAGAGATAAACGGTAAATGGGTGGATGGAGATGTAGAATATGGTACTCCTAAAATGACTTCTCTAAGGTATTATGACAGTGGTGGATATACAGGTTGGAGGGGTGGCTGGCAAATGAATCGGGTTGGATATCTGCGCTCGTATATTCCGCGTACAGCATCAGGGGAAGGTGATCTTATCCCTATTCCTTCCGGAAACCAAGGATGTACACTGGAACTGACAATTATAAGTTGTTTCGCCCGCGTGGTTAATCCACATAAACATAACGGTCTTACAACTGACTCGCATACCATTCCACGCTGGGTTTTGTTCAAAATTCCGGAATTGACTCTGGTCAATCAATACGGAAAAGAAGTGGTTGGTAATGATATTGAATATAAAACATGGCTCAATTCTTCTGCAAAAGAAGAAAAGAAGATTGAAACGATTGTGGGAACACCATGTACCTCCACAAATTTCGGAATGGGAATGTTGTTGGATGTATCTAGCCGTACAACGTTACAGATATTTACCCGTGCCGGAGTATCCGCATCATTGGAAAAGCTGTTGATTGGCACTTGGTACAGTAACTATAACAGACGCATGAATATGCTCTCCGGCACAGTCCGCTTATTAAACAGGTTCGGTACATATACGGATGTTAGCGAACCCGGCACATATTTAATGGTAGGGGATGTTCAGAACGTACGTGAAGATGAAAGTAATGTGAAATTGGCGGAGATAACTCCGGATAATTTCGAGGGAATAGAGTACGAATAAACAAACTGCTTGCAATGAAAGAAAAATATAATATTGTCATATCAGAACGTCAGGCCGTCCCACGCAGTAAAAGAATGCGTGAAAAGGGACAATCTGCCTCTTCTGCAGCTGTACTGGTATCTGGAGCAGGTGAAGGAAATTCTTCCTGTGATAGACATACTCATACAAACCTTCCTGCTCTTGAACGTATCGGTTTTGACGAGGGAGATGACAAATATTTGATGGTGCGTGTTGGTACTGTCGATGATGAAACAGGTGAGTTGATTGTTACTCATGAGAAAGTAAAAGCAGGCTATGCGGATAAGGCCCACGAATTGGATGAAGACAGTCCGATGAATGAGAAATTTCTTCGTAAGGACCAACCTGATAGTACCGATTTTCTATTATCAGCTAACGGAGGTTTGGTTGTCCGCTCTGGTAAAACACTATCAGAATTACAATCTCAAATATCCGATTCGTTATCAGAGTTGGATAAAGACTCTATCACAGAACTTGGAGATGAGGGTTCATTATCTACTGCATTACTCGAATTACCTGTAAACGAGGGAATAACCGGCACTTTAGGCGGATTGGACAATGTATCAGATAGAGCAGATGATATTGACGCCCAAGACGTAGTACTTGTTAAGCAGAAAGGCGGAATTCTATGGGAAACGATCGAAATGGACAAAATGAAGGGTAAAGACGGCGTGATTGTTTATCCAACAATGGGCATCAATGTACGCACAGGACACTTGATTTTAAGTGTACCAACGAATAATTATGAGAATCAATTCAAAGTAACTAATGGACACCTAATATTGCAGCAAAATGGCTAATGATATAGATTTAGGCAAGATATCCATCACTCCCAGAGGAGACTGGAACAATAAGACAGAAGTTGAATATAATGATATTTGGCGTTATAAAAATGCCAAATATTTGGCTTTACAAGATTCAACCGGTGTAGTCCCGGCAGATGACGGGGTATATTGGTACGAACTTTCGTCTCAAGGAAAAAGCGCGTATCAGCAGGCAGTCGACAATGGCTTTCCCGGCAGCGAAGAAGAATGGCTTCAATCGTTGAAACAACCGGCGTTGGATGGCGCAGCGCGGGCAGATGCTGCGGTAGCTAATATGGATAAGCGGTTCCCGGATGAAATATCGAAGATTCAGAGCTCTTTATATAACCAGTTAAGTTCGGATTTAAACGACAAGGTCGTCAAACCTCTTGTTATTTCCGGTACCGAACAATTGGCCGGTCAATATAAGATGAATGGAGAAGTAATAGATATCTATGAAAGATCAGTATCTTTATCCAACTTGCCAAAGGCTGCCGGAGAAACGAAAGATTATGTGATTGCGGATGAGCCTCTAGGGTTTGGGACGTATGTTAACGTAGAATCATTCGTTGCTTCAACCGGAAAAGGATTGAATAAGGAGTTTTTCAATTTCAATTATGACATTACACGGTTTTACATTAATTCTCAATTGCAGACGTGTGTTGTGCTGAAATGCAGGAATACGGTATCTGAAGAGGTAAACGGTCTGATGCACATTCAATATTGCAAATTCTGGGGTGATGTGGTTGAGTTTGATATTACGCTTCCAAGCTCGGTTAATAAGGAGGCTATTTCGCTGGAGATTCCACCTTTGAAGTATAATAAGAAGATGGTATTTAGCTATATCACGGACGATAGCTATGCTATATACCAGTATATATTTTCGCTGATTAATAAAAGATATATAGCTAAAAGATTTAAATTACCTGATGATAGGATTCTTACATGGCATTTGGGTATGCAGGGTGACCCGCAGATAGAGCAGTATGTTTCTGACGCTTATTATCCGGAAAAACCCGCACAATGTACTGATGGTGCCGGGATAAAGAAAAGATATGCAACTACTGTTGCTACTTGGCCGGATAAATTAAAAAACCAATACATAGGCCAGGATTTCGGTTATTTTCTACCGTGGATGTCAGAAAAGGAGTTTAAACTTTTTTTTGACTTCGGGTTCATGGTAGCCTATCACGATTTGATAGGCTATGATACTGCTACTACCGACACACAGGCAAAATTTGATAAATGTGTCGAGGACTCGGTCGCACTTTTCAAGGAGTACATAGGCATTACCCCAAAATTAATGGTGGAACCGAATGGCGACCACAAATATATAACTTTCAGCCGGGTTAATGACAACATTCAGGTCATTACTGCGCAGGGAGGAGACCCCAGTATTAAAAAAGTTTATCCATTCAGTCCCGATTTTACTTTAAGCAAAAATAATGTAACAATTCAGAGATTGTTTGCTTACGGAGATGATATGGTATACGATAATGATAATCCTCAATATGCGCAGGATTTACTTGATATTCTATCCGGATTTAATGCAACAGAAAATAAGGAATCGATCTACTGGTTGATAGGTTCCACACACAGAGGATCGCACTGGGAATCGGTATTCATTAAGAATCTGCATCGATTGTATGGAGATATCGGCTTAGACAATCTATGGTTCCCTACTTTAGATGAATTCTTTGAATATTGGTATATGAGGGAAAACACGCTGTCTGTTAAGACTGTGACGGAAACGGGGGTACATTACAGGATGTATGTGCCGAAGGGCGCCAATTTCTTTTTCAGGGACTTGTCCGTACTCATATCAGGTGTTCCGTCACTGGAAGGGGTGTCTGTCACATCGGGGGACAATGTGTATGGAACATCATTCGCTATGAATGACGGCAGGCTGCTGGTTAACCTTGACTTCAACCCGTTGTTGTTGGAACGGGTGAACAAGTATGTGGAATCATTTGAGGCAGATTATAATGCGGAGTATGCGTATGATGACGCTTATTATTTTGTTCAGATGTTGAAACCGGGATTGAAGGAGCCGTATTTGGCAAGAATCAATAAATGGGTGTCACCGCCTGTACTTGAATCGTTTGTGATCAACTCCGGGCAGGAATTCACTCAAGACCGGAATGTTATACTAAACATTACCTACAGCGGTCAGGCTCCGTCCCATTATATGGTTTCAGAGGATATGTCGTTTACAGGAGCCTCATGGATTGAATATGTGGAAAAACCGACATTCAAGTTGTCTTCCGGATTCAATGCTAAAACCGTTTATGTGAAGCTAAAGAATGCGTATGGGGAAACCGGAGTATTATCAGCCGGTATAACTCTGCTTGAGCCGACATTGACTCTGAAAGGCATCACGATAGATAACGGAGCAGCTTCGGCGATACAGAGAAATGTAAATGTAACATTTGACTACCTCGGATATCCAACTCATTACATGGTTTCGGAAAATTCATCGTTTGCGGGAGCATCATGGGTGGAATTCACTGAAAATCCGATAGTGCAACTATCCGCATCTTATGGAAACAAAATACTGTATGCAAAATTGAAAAACGCCAGCACTGAAACGGTATCCAGATCAGCCGCCATCGAGTTGATAGATGCTGTTACGGCACGGTTGGACAGTATTACTGTCAACAATGGGGATGCCAGCACAGATTCCGGTATTGTATCGGTTAAATTTGAGACGTTGAATACCATCACCAAATACAAGATCGGCCAACAGGCGGATTTGTCTGATTGTACAGACTGGATTGTGTGGGGCGGTTCGACAGTTCAATATGACTCAAAAATAGTGGATGGTAATTTGACAGTATATGCGCAGGTCGGAAATGAGACGACAGAATCTTCGATCAAGTCTGATTCTATACAGGTAGTGCAGCCCGTTGGCCTGACAAGCATAACACTGGCGGAAGGGAAAGATTCTTTTGCCGGCTATACCGTACCTGTTTCATTTGAAATCAGTCAGGGAACTCCAACGCATTACAGATTGGCGGAAACGTCAGCAGGCTTGGCGTCTGCTGCATGGGAAGCATGGAAAGATAATATTGTTTACGAATTTACAACTTCTGGAGCTAAAACTTTGTATGGACAGTTGAAGAATGAAGTTTCTGAATCAAGCGTTGGCAGCGATTCCGTAACTCTTACAGAACCGCCTGTCATAATATTACTGGCAAACATACCATCGGCAGGGAATGTGGATGGCGTCGGCTTTGTCCAGCCTATAAACTCCGGTAATGCAGCTGTGGATCTAAAAGATATTCAGGGAAACTACGTTGGAACCTTGACAGGTAGATATATACCATATAACAAAGCTGATTATGCAGCTATGGGAGCAAAGTTGTCCAAGGATGTCCTAGGCGGAACAGGCGCTCCTGTTTATTGGCAAGGGGTGACATTAGGAGCGGAAGTACAATATCCCAACTCAATGATTTGGGATGGCTCTACCAAAAGTATCGTTGTTCCCACACGTGGTAATTTCACTTCTTACACGGCTGAAATTCAAAGTGTCGTAATATTAAAGGGGTTAACTCCGGGTAACTATAAGGTCAGACTTTTATTATCAGACAAAAATTCTGTACCCAATACCCAACCTTGGAATTTATACGTTCAAAATGCTGTGCAACAAGTATTAGCATCCGACTTGTCTACTAAAGTAATCAACAATAATTCTAATTGGTATACATTCGACGATGTAGCAGTGGATTCAGATGGTTATCTGTTAGTTGCCCAAGGTTATAATAACGATCCTTCAGCAGAACCCGGTTACTCCAGAATATCCCCAATCTGTATAGTCGAAGTTACAAAACTATCTTAATATTATAATATGGCAGGATTATCCAGTTCGGCAATTGTCGGATTTATCTCATCCGGAATAAAGATGGGTGAGAAAATCGTAGAATTCTTTTTATCCGGTTTTTCGGGTTATGGTTGGAAAATTTGGGAATATGTCAAGGGCAAGTGGATGCTTGAAATTGACGCTATCCGTGTACGTGGACAGTTCACCGTATTCGAGCTTCTGGTGTCTAAGATCAGGGCGATAATCGGTGCGCAGACTATTACACAGGGATGTGGCAAGATTAAGACAGTCCAGATGTCGGAAGACGGGACTGCCTACCTTGTCACACTCGAAGAACAGGACATGAGTTTCATGGAGCATGACTTCATCCGGTGCCAGGAGTTTACAGGCAACCAGCGATTGTATCACGTGGAGATAGAATCAATCGTTGACGGAGTAATCCGCATTCCGGTATCGGAGTTTGAATCGGAAGTGAACGAGGACGGGGTTACCTTTGTTACGAATCCCCCCATAGTGGGTGACGACATAGTGCAATTTGGTAACAGTTCATACGAAACACAGTACGCAGGAAGGCATTCCGCTATCTATATGCACGCTGATGAAAATGCACAGCCTGCCATTGACGTGCTGGCCGGTATTTATTCGAAGGACTGGAGCAACTGCCTGAAGGTTCGTGTGGGCGGTGATATACCGGGAACGAATGGATTGAAAGGATTCTATTGCGTCAACGGTATGCTGAAAGGTGTAGACGATGACGGGACAATCCTGTACCAGTTCAATCCCGACAGTTCCGGATTCATTGCAAAAGGCAATATCAGATGGGACAAGGAAGGCAACGGTGACATATTCAACAGGGCTATATATTGGGACACTGACGGTTTCCATTTCGGAAGTGGCGTGAAACTTACTTGGGATAACTTGGATAGTGAAGTAAAAAAGAACCTGAAAGGCGAACCTGGGAAAGACGGTAGCAGTCTTGTATATAAAGGCGAGTTCACTTCTCATCCCTCCAATCCTCAGAACGGCTGGTATTACCGCAATACATCCGACAAGAAGAACTATGTCTATCAAGATAATGCTTGGTATGTAATGACCGTTGACGGTGAGGATGGCCTGGACGGAATTAACGGTAATGACGGAAAGGATGGTCTGGACATTGTATGGAAAGGTGACTTGTCTACCGCTCCAGCTGACCCTGTTAAAAACTGGGTGTATCGTGACACTGACAACGGGCGTGTCTACATCTATAACGGCACAGCTTGGGAATTAATGGTGGCAGATGGTAATGACGGCACGGACGGTACAAACGGTAAGGATGGTATGAGAGTTTACATAACCTATCATGACAGCGAAACCGAACCTGCCGTTCCTACAGGGAATGGTACAACCGAAGGTTGGCATACAAATTCAACGGCATCCGTCGTTTGGATTTCACAGAAGGTGGCAGAAAGTGCAGATTCAGGTGAATGGGGCACTCCTATCAGATTCAGAGGAAAAGACGGTCAAGATGCGAACCTTCTTCCGTGGATTGAGGAATGGAACAATAATAAGACGGAAATAGGAGGTGAGTATATGGTGTCTCCCAAGATGTTTTCCGGCACAAAAGACAGTAACGGGAAGCTGACAGGCGTCGCTATGGGACGTGATTGTCTCACCGGAGCTGACGGGACGAAGCGTACCGGGATATTCGCATTGGTTGATGATGAAGTAGTGTTCGAGCTTGATCCAGTCAATAAAAAGTACAAATTTAAAGGAGAGGTGTTCGCGAATAAGGGAACTTTTACTGGAACGGTAAATGCAAATGACGGCGTTATTGGTGGTTTTGAAATTGAAGGATCCGGGCTTAAAAACATTAGCGGACGAGATGCCATGATTTCCGTCCAAACGGATTCTGGTGATCATCAAAGGCAAGCGGCACTTGGAAACACATTGTCCGCCATGGTCGGATTCGACGTGTCTGCTTATATGTCCGCTACAGGAAATTGGAACTCTTTCAACAGGGCACTCATGCTTCGCGCCAGTGGTAGTACGATGAGAAAGGATATGATGTTTGGGGGGTATTGTAATTTATGCATTGACGCTATTGGTGGCGTTGACTGGAAAATGGACAAGAACGACCATTGGAGTATGCCCGGAGTCCTTGGTTTTGTTGCTGTTGAAAGAGATTTAAATTCTGTCCAAAGGTGGGGTGACGGAATGATAATATCACGCATACAACGCACAAGTACCGGACAATATACCTTATATCACTCACAAGGGCATACTGATTATATTGTAATTGTACAAACGACTCCCTGGGCAGTCGATGGCGAGCGTTGGACTATGGGTACAGAGTGTGGGCGGTACAATGATCATTTTAATATACAGACAATTGATCCCAATATTGGGCTTATGAATATAGATTTTCGAGTTGTTGTAATAGGACGCCCCGCCGATTAATACTTTTCTGCAATTGGTTATCAGTTACCTATAAAAGAAGATGAACTTTCCCAAAGTACGAAGAAATGGAGTAAAAAGAAAGCCGTCCTGCACATCACGAAGTTACTATTAAATAAAAATTGAAAATACACATTTCGTTTTATGTTAACAAGATTGAAAACTATTCAAATCGATTTGTGATAACTTCGCAAATCGTTTTGCCGTTTATATACGGCATCATAAACTTATGTATGAAAAGAAAATATCTTTTGATGTGCTCGGTGTGTGCAGGAGGGAGTGATAAAAGAAAAAAGCTCTGTAATTCAATGTTTACAGAGCTTTTTCCTTTTCTTAAGAAGCGGTGCGTACGGTACTTTAACCTACAATTTTACAAAACATCATAATATCGTAACTATCTACTAATAAACAGCTTATTACGATTGATTTATATCGTAAAATATCATTCAAAATCTTTTGCTATCTCAATAATTGGGTGTATATTTGGGTGCTAATTTAATTACACCCGAATATGAATATCAAGAGAAACATCATCTTTTCTTTGGAAAGCCGGAAGAAGAACGGCGTACCAATCGTGGAGAATGTGCCTATCCGTATGCGTGTGATATTTGCCAGCCAGCGCATTGAGTTTACAACGGGCTACCGCATCGACGCAGCCAAATGGGACGCCGACAAGCAGCGTGTAAAGCCGGGCTGCACCAACAAACTGAAACAGAGCGCATCCGAAATCAACACCGACCTGCTGCGCTACTATACGGAAATACAGAACATCTTCAAGGAGTTCGAGGTTCAGGGAACTATGCCTACCACCGCACAAGTGAAGGAGGCTTTCAACAACCTGCATAGCGAAAAGAGGGAGGAGGAACAGCAGAAGCCCCTGACGTTCGCACCTATGGAGGTGTTCGGGGAGTTCATCAAGGAATGCGGGACGCAGAACGGCTGGTCTGACGCCACTTATGAGAAGTTCGCCGCAGTGAGGAAACACCTTGAGAAGTTCGACAAGGAACTGACCTTCGAGGCACTGGACGAACCCAAGCTGACAAGCTACGTGAATTTCCTCAAGGACGTGGAAGGCTTGCGCAACACGTCCACCATGAAGCAGATAGCCTACCTGAAATGGTTCCTGCGGTGGTGCACCAAGAAGGGGTACTGCATGAACAACGCCTACGAGAGCTTCAACCCGAAGCTGAAAAGCGTCCAAAAGAAGGTGATATTCCTCACATGGGAAGAACTGAACAAGCTGAAAGACTACAAGATACCCCTGACCAAGCAATATCTCGAACGGGTAAGGGACGTCTTTCTGTTCTGCTGTTTCAGCGGGCTGCGCTATTCGGACGTGTACAACCTCAAACGGAGCGACATTCGGGACGGGCATATAGAAATCACCACCGTAAAGACTGCTGACCGCCTTGTCATCGAACTGAACAACCACAGCAGGGCGATACTTGACAAATACAAGGACGTGGAGTTTGAAGGACACAAGGCGCTCCCGGTCATCAGCAACCAAAAGATGAACAACTACCTGAAAGAACTGGGGGAACTTGCGGAAATCAGCGAACCGGTAAGCGAAACCTACTATAAAGGCAGCGAGCGTATAGACACCATTACACCCAAATACGCGCTGCTGGGCACCCATGCCGGAAGACGGACATTCATCTGCAACGCGCTTGCGCTCGGCATTCCCGCACAAGTGGTGATGAAATGGACGGGGCACAGCGACTACAAGGCGATGAAGCCCTACATAGACATAGCCGATGACGTGAAGGCGAACGCAATGAGCAAGTTTAACCAACTGTAACCACAATAATATCATGGAAGAAAGAATAACGTCAATGATACCCCGCTACGGGAAACTCAACAAGATATACACCGGAATAATGTCCGGAGACAGTTTCTCTTTTGAGAAGCAGCAGTTCATTTCCGATTTTTACAGAGAGTACGGAGACACGCAGCCCTTTGAAACCGCACTTATCAGTCTCATGCTTGAAATGGACGCCGCGCACTTCTCCATATTGCTGAACAGCCTGAAACGTGAGATTGAAAGCAACATCTCGACTTACAACACCTGCAAGGAGTTTTTCGACCGTCTCGATACCGGATATGTCTGCCGACAGCATGAAAGCCGTTTTGACTGGGGTATTGACAGACAGATGAAAGTCACAAACGGATATTACCGGGAACTCATGGAAGCGAACGGCTCTTTGGAGGCGGTAGGTTTCAGGGAACACGACCGTCAGGAAGAAGAACTGCTGGAAAGAAGGTACGAACGGTGCAAACGGGAATACGACAAGGAGAAAACCAAGCTGGATGAACTGTACAGGCAGAAGGAGCAGGCAAGACGGGAAGCCCTGCAATGCCTGCAAAACCGTTGCGGGGACATTTGCAGGCTGGGCGGCTCACTATTGGCAATCCTTGAAAAATACCTGACCGACCAAAAGAAAAAGGAAGGGGAAGAAAAGGAAATGTCCGCATCCGGTACCACCCCGGCAAGCCCGCCCGCCTATTTCCCCATGCGGCTGCTGTCAGCCATTTATGAGAAATGCAACGGTGAACAGTTCGAAGCCGTTTCCGAACTGGACTTCTACGCCAGCATGAACCTGCAACCATGCGAAGGCAGACTGAAAACAAGACCGAGGGAGAAGGCGCGCGTATGCTATCTCATTTTCCTTATGGGTGAAACGCTGCCCAAGCCGGACAGAGAGAAATGGAAAGAGGACATCATGAACCTGCTGGGAATAGACGATACATACTACAAGTCAAAATACAAAGAGCCCGTTTCCGATTTCCCCAGTGACAGCAACCGGGAATTTGCCAAGGAAATGCGGTCAATATTCCGATAGTCGATGATATGTCCCGACATTCCACGATACCACCACTTTTACCACTCAAAATAATTTCCGCCACTCTTTATTACTTACTGATATTTAACAAGATAGCGTGATATTCAAATCACGCTATCCACATCCTTACCACCCGTACCCGGAAGTAACTTTGCACTGTTCGAACGAGGTAAAAAGCCCATGCGCAGGGCTTGCAGTACAAACGTTAATTTCATTCTGATATGGAAATTAGAGACCTTTTATCAAAGCCCGTATGGCAGATGACGGGCGAAGAGTTCATATTCTTGAACCGGCACGCCTTGCAGGGAAGCGGAACGAAGCCAGCACAACCGGCAGCCGACAAGGAAAAGAAGTATGTGTACGGGATAGGCGGCATAGCTCGGCTGTTCGGGTGCAGCATACCCACAGCAAACCGCATCAAGAAAAGCGGGAGGATAAACAGAGCCATTACGCAGATAGGACGCAAAATCATCGTCGATGCGGACATGGCGCTGGAACTGGCAGGACGCAAAAGCGGGGGACGCGGATAGGGAGGTGTAGTATGGACAACAAGGAAAGAAACATCACCCCCGAAGAGGCGGTAATCCTATGGCATGCCTCGCGGCTTGACCTCTCGAAAAACCACGAGCAGGCGCCCGAAATCCTGAAAGTGCAGGGCTCCGTCATCGGCACACTGGGAAATTTCAGCGCGTCAATCGGAAAAGCCAAAAGCAAGAAGACGTTCAACGTCTCCGCAATCGTGGCGGCTGCGCTGAAAAACGGGACGGTACTGAACTATACGGCGGAACTGCCCGAAAACAAACGGAAAATACTCTATGTGGACACCGAGCAGAGCACCTACCACTGTGAGATAGTGGCAAGGCGCAGCCTTCGCATGGCGGGGCTGCCGACCGACAGCAACCATGAGAACCTCGAGTTCCTCGTCCTGCGGAAGTACACGCCCGAAGAGCGCATAGCAATCGTGAGGGAGGCAATCTACCGTACCGAGAATGTTGGGCTGGTAGTCATCGACGGGATACGGGACATGGTGTATGACATCAACAGTTCCAGCGAGTCCACGAAGGTAATCTCCCTGTTGATGACATGGACGGGGGAAAGGAATATCCACATTCACACCATACTGCACCAGAACAAGGGGGACGAGCATGCAAGGGGGCACATCGGAACCGAGCTAAGCAACAAGGCGGAAACGGTGCTGCAAGTAGAAAAGGACGAGAAGAACCCCGGTGTAAGCACAGTCAAAACCGCACATATCAGGGCAGTGGACTTCGAGCCATTTGCTTTCCGCATCAACGGGGAGGCATTGCCCGAACTGCTGGAGGACTACCAGTTCAAGGACAAGGATGAGACAAAAGGGAACAGAGGGAAGTTCGACCCGTATAGGGACATCACCGAACAGCAGCACCGCATTGCACTGGAAGCGGCATTCACCCTGAAAGACGAATACGGTTACAAGGAACTTGAAGGGGCTTTGCGGGAAGCATACGCCTCTGTCGGTGTCAGACTCAGTGACCACAGACTGCGTGACCTCATCACCGTATTGAAAAACAAGCGGATGATAGTGCAGGAGAACGGAAGGAAATACACCTTCAAGCCGGACTTCCACTATTAGCGGCTCAGACTGGAAACCGCTTCACTTCAACCGGGGTATATATATAGTGAAGTGGAGTGGAATATTCCAGAATATGGTAAAAACCGCTTCACTTTATTCCCGTACCTATATATACGGAAGTGAAGTGAAGCGGATATATACAGACCGTACCGCAAACATGTACGGGCGAAAAGAAAAAACAATATCCACTTAAACAGAAATCTACATGAATACGAATGAAGCGAAGCGGATACGCATAGAGGAATATCTGCATACTCTTGGCTACAACCCGGTAAGACGGCAGGGAGACAGCCTATGGTACAAGTCACCGTTCAGGGACGAGCAGGAACCGTCCTTCAAGGTGAACATGGAACGCAACCTATGGTACGATTTTGGCGCGGGCAGGGGCGGGAACATCATCGCACTGGCGCGGGAACTCTACGCATCCGACAGCCTACCCTATCTCTTGGAACGGATAGCGGAGCAGGCACCCAGCGTGCGCCCGGTCTCCTTCTCTTTTGGCGGGCAACCACTCTCAAAACCGAGCTTCCGGCAGTTGGAGGCGGTGCCGCTTTCTTCCCCCGCCCTATTGTCCTATCTGCGGCAGAGGGGGATAAATACGGAACTGGCAAAAAGAGAATGCAGGGAGGTGCGCTATCTGACTGGCGGCAAACCCTACTTTGCCGTTGGTTTTCCCAACCGTTCGGGAGGCTACGAGATACGCAACAAGCTCTTCAAGGGCTGCATAGCACCGAAGGACATCACCCACATACGGCAGGAACAGCCGAAGGAGACCTGCTACCTCTTCGAGGGCTTCATGGACTACCTCTCCTTCCTCACCCTGCGGCTGGAAAGGTGTCCTGACCGTCCCGACCTTGACGGGCAGGACTACATCGTACTGAACTCGACTTCCAACCTCTCCAAGGCAATCCGACCATTGGGCGGTTACGAGCGCATCCACTGTTTCCTCGACAACGACAAGGCGGGAATGGAAGCTGTTCAGGAACTGCGGGAGGAATACGGGTTGCGCATCCGGGACGCGTCGCACATATACGGAGGCTACAACGACCTGAACGACTTCCTGCGGGGTAAACAGAACAGACAATCCGAACGGCGGCGTGAGAAGCCGGAACCGGAGAAAAGCCAACAGAAGGCAGAGCAACCGAAAAAGAAAAACAAAGGTATCAGGATGTAATCGTACAGCCACCGGAAGGCTTTGAAAAAAGCCATAGCTCATTAGGGCTTTTTCTTCACGCAATGCACGCATCGCTAAAAAAGCCCCAATGAGCAAAAGGGACGCCGCCCCTTTTGAAACCCCGAAGCCATGCGGCATGGGAGCAAGGCAGGGGAAGTATTAACCGAAAAATGTATTACAGTTATGGGATATGCAGTTTTGCATTTGGAAAAGGCAAAGGGTGCGGACGGTGCAATGTCCACACACATAGAGCGCACCGTCCACCCGAAGAACGCGGACAGAATGCGCACACACTTGAACCGGGAACTGGTACGGTTCCCCGAAGGAGTAAAGAACCGCACGCAGGCGATAGCGTACCGGATAGAGACGGCGGGCATCAAACGCAAGGTGGGCACCAACCAGGTGAAGGCAATCCGGGTGCTGCTCACCGGAAGCAACAAGGACATGAAGCAAATGGAAGAGGACGGGAGGCTTGACGGCTGGTGCAACGACAACCTGAAATGGCTCCGGGAAACATACGGGGAGCGGAACCTTGTGTCGGCAGTCCTGCACATGGACGAGAAGACACCTCACATACACGCCACTATCGTACCGATAGTAACCGGAGAGCGCAGAAAAGCCAGAAAGGAAGAACAGAACGGGAAAAAGAAATACCGCAAGAAGAACACGCAGGATGTACGGCTGTGTGCTGATGACGTCATGGCAAGGCACAGGCTGAAACACTATCAAGACACCTATGCACAAGCCATGAGCAAATACGGCTTGCAAAGAGGAATAGACGGTTCGCTGGCAAAACACATATCCACCATGCAATACTACAAGGAACTGGTAGAACAACAAGACAGCCTGCAGGAGAACATAGAAACCCTGCTGGGGCTGGAAGAGGAAGCACAGAAGAAACTGAAAAAGGTCAAGGGAGAAATCGACGTGCAGAAGATGAAGGGGGCGGCGGTGAACGCAACCACAGCCATAGCGGACGGGGTAAGTTCTCTTTTGGGCGGCAGCAAGGTCAAGAGGCTGGAAGCGGAGAATGAGGGTTTGAAGCAGGATATAGCTAATCTGCAAAGACAAGTACAAGCCGAACAGAGGGAACAGACAAAAATGGAGAACCGATACAACAGCGAGATAAACAAGATAGACCGAAGTTACCAACAGAAAATTGCAGAGTACAACAATAGGCTGAAACAGATAGACACCTATTTCCCTATCGTAACGGAACTGCTGCCCATAGCCGAACAATGCCGGGAAGTGGGGTTTACCGAGGAACTGACAAGGCGAATCGTCAGCCTGCAGCCCGTAGAGTTCAAGGGCAGGCTCTATTCGAAGGAACACAAGGAGAAGTTCAGGACGGAGCACTCAACGGCAACCATAGAGAGAAATCCGCAGGAGAAAGGGAAATTTAGGCTGTGTATTGACGGAATGCCTATACTTGAATGGTTCAAGATGAAATTTAAAGAGCTCAAAGAAAAGCTGGGTGTAAGCCACACCCAAAAGGAGGAAAACAAACCTATGCGAGGATTAAAAATATAAATTTATTTGCTTATCGAATATAATTTATGCGAAAATATAAATGAAATTTTATATATTTGTCAAGTATATCAAACCATTGTATTAACATGATTAATAAACCAATCATCACAAAGCATAAAATTAAAGATGAAATTTATGTAATTGATTTATGTGATGAAATATTAGGGACAAAAGCTTTAAGACAACATTGTTTTGATTTTCTAAGGGGGGATTCTATAAACGGGAAACGCGGGAGAAAATTACGTGTAGACGCTTATTATGAATCTAAGAATTTAGTTATTGAATATAATGAAAAACAACATACCGAGGATGTTGCTTTTTTCGATAGAAAAAAAACTATAAGTGGAATTACTCGTAAAGAACAACGAAAACTATATGACGAACGTAGAAAAGTTGTCTTACCTCAACATGGTATTAGTCTCGTTGTTATTTCTTATAACGATTTTGAATATAATAAAAAGAAAAGAATTATTCGAAATAAAACAAATGACTTAAAGGTTGTATTCGAAAAAGTACAAACGTACATTTAAATAAATTTTATTATTATGAAAACTAATATTGAAGCCAAATTTAAATTAATAGAGATATTAAATATATCTCCGGTTGAGTTATCGTATATCAAAGATTTAACTATACCTGAAAACATTGTTTCTGAACTTCTTAATGGTGAATCAGGTGCATTAAAGGTACATCTTGAAAATATACAAAATGATGAAACTTTACCTGTAGATACCCGTTTATTAGCGGCATGTCTAAAAAACAGGATGAAAGATAGTGTTATCAGAATTAAAATGGATGGACTTGATGAAGACGAAGATGATGAAGTAGAAGAAGAAAATTATGGGTATTTTGATGAAGACTTAACAGAAGAAGAAAAAGAAGCAATAAAGGAGAATGAAAAAGAGAGAAATAAAATGTGGCGAGATAGAGAAATTGAATTCCATAAATCCATTCCTATCTTAAAGAAATACACACAAGAAGAAATGAATAGTGTAATGTTCAATTATATATGGGAACATTTTCCTTTGCTACAAAAAGGATTTGACAGAAAAATATATCCTAAAGCACGTGATAGCTTTTTTGGACATATTGGGATTGCCTATTATAGATATCAATTACCTCAAAAGGTTCAAGACAAAATAAATATAGCTGATGATTATGTTAAAAATGAAATTATTAATCGCTTTAAAAAATTGGAAATTGAAAGCATTGATAAATGGGCTATTCAATATAAACAATCAATGGATGAACTAGGTGTAAAAAAGTATACCAAAAGTAGTATTAAGGGTTTCTTCGATGAATTAGGTTTAAAGGTTTCTTCTATTGTAATAGATACAATAAAAAGTAAATTATGACTTGTATTTATTCTATCAGATTTAGAGTTAATTACTGAATTTATATATTTAGCAGTTCAAATTCGTTAAACAACAATGACACCTGAAGAATTAATATGTGATTTAAGTGAATTTTATGGTTACGAAGTTGATTTATCTTATGCCATAAATTATATAGATATGGTTGGAGAAGACTATGTAGAAGTAGACAGTTTTCACCTTTGGTTACAAGATTTGATTGGATAA